TTTCATTTTCATCGTCCTTTTGCTTTGAATATGCTTTAATCATATCAATAGCAGGCATCAAATGCTGTTCTTCACAATCGAGACCGAAAATTGAAATAGGAATATACAAATGCCTGACATTTTTCTTATTAAAGAACTTGGAAATTTCTTGAATTTGTGTTGAAAACTTTCCATTTTCTTGAATATATTGATGAATTACTTTTTGTGCTCTTTCGGGTGTATATTTTTCATCGAGAATAGAAATTTGACGAATAATATTAGAGTGTGAAAGAACTGGCGATTGTGATTCGTTTAGCATTTTGATCCTTCGTTTTGATATTATTCGTTAATAAAAACAAAATCTTCAGCAAAATCTTCTGCGTCTGATAAAAAAGAGAAAGGAACCCGTGTTACCATTTCAATATGGCCGTCCTCATTGAGGATTTCACATTTAACAGAATAATTTTCAATACTTGTTAAATTTTTTGTTACTGTTGCTCGATATTCTGCCTTATTGCCATTTGAAGATTTACTGAAGTATTCTGATAATTTGTTTTCCGACGTCATATTATTCTCCATAATATTTTTGTGCATCTTCTTCCCAGAGTTGAAGAAAAATCCACTTTCTAATTGCTGTATCTAAATCGGTAAATTGATATTTTTTGTCCTCAAAATAAGGTCGTTCAATAATAGAACATGTTGTTTTATAACAAAACAAATCATGCTTTTCGACATCTCCTTTTATTTGCGGAATTTTCTCTAATTTTTCAAACATCGGATTTCTCCTTCAAAAGTAATTCTCTTGATAAGATTATACAATAAAAAAACCACTACGTCAATAGTGGTTTTCATTTATTTTCATTTGTTGTATAAGTGAGACAATAATACCATTAAGGTAGCATATCGGGGAAAATCTCCTTAACATACTTATATGTCAAATTTTTAACGCCCTGATCTTTATTGAAAATACCCATAACAACTTCTGCTTCACGGGGTTCAAGACTTTCTAACAATTGAATTAAGATTTCTTCCCGTCGTTTATCGGTGATTTCTTCTGCTTTTGGATCACCTTCTCGGAATAAATATAAACGCCTTAGTTCCAATGACATATTAGAAAATGAAACTCCTGGCAAAGTATCTGGTACTTTATATTGTTCGGGCATCTCTTTAATTTTCCATTGATAATCTGGATGGAAAGTAAATAAAAGAACAGTATATAATGTTTTATTGATATTCTTTTGAATAATATAATTTCTTTCTTCTTTCGTTTTTGCTGATTCAAATTCATCAAAAATTTCATAAATGTTTTTCATTTTAAAAATCTCCTAAATTTTCTACGAAATTCATCAATTTGTGGTTTAATAAATGACTTAATAATGTAGTTTTTGATCCTTTTATTGGTGTGATTTCAAACTTTTGAACGATACTATATTTCAATTCATTGGGAATTTTTGTCAAATCTATCAAAAGTTCATTACGTTCGAAATTTTTTCTAATACTCTCGTCTGTAATATCAGACTTTTCTTTATAAAGATATTCTTTTAAGAAAGACTCTGTGATTGATTTTTGTCTTACTTTGTCAATAAAACAATTATCATCAGATAAAACATTTGGAATACCATCTTTTGTATCACCCCTTAAAATTTTCATTTTCAATTGAAGGGCAGGATCATTAACTTCAATGAATTTCTTTGTTTGCATACTATATTGTTTAATTTTAAAGGTGCGTTTTTCATTCCAAGTTTGAAGTTGCACAAAATCATTATCACTCGACAAAATTAAAACATTTTCATGTTGGGTAAACCTTGGGGCAAGAGTTCCGATCAAATCATCAGCCTCAGCCCCCTCAACTTCTAGAACGGTATAAGGAAAATATTCCATTAAATCCCGTTTTATTTGATTGAGGATTGTGAAGATTTTATTCCAATCATAATCAGAATTATCACGATCAACTTTTCTACAGGCTTTATATTGAGGAAAATATGTTTTTCTCCAATAAACATTTGAATCACAACAAAGAACTATTTTTCCATAACTACTTTTAAATTTCTTAGAATAATTCAGAATTGAATTGTAAATTTTTGCCCGAAGAATTTTTTCATTTTCAGCGTCTTTTGAATTTCCTTTTGTCACAGAAGCAAAAAGAATTTGATTTAAATCGAGTAAAATCATGATATCTCTTTCACGTTATAATGATTGTTTATAATAATATCATTAACAAATTTCTTAAAAACAAAATGAGATTTTTCTGTTTTACGAACAATTACACCAAAAATATTAGCATTTGATTTAACCATATTTTTAATATAGGTCATTGGATCTAACAATTTTGCTTCGAAAATATCCTCAACGACTTCATTTTGTTTATTTTTATTGAACAAATAGATGAAATATTTAGAATCACCATCTACATTTGCAGCATATTCTTCATCCATTTGCATAGAATAGATGTGTATTGAAGTCAACTTTTTCTTTTTTATATCAACGACAGGAAGAAATCCAAAAACATCATAAACTTTAGTATCATCATTTTTTGTTTTCATATAGTTTTATTATTTTTAATATGTTTTTTGTGAACTCTTACCATAATCCAAGAATTATAATAATCATCAGATTCTAGAACATTATTTGAAAATTGCTCCATTGCTTCTAAGTAAGCACACATACTTTTCGATTCACACAGATGAATAATTTCCCTCTTAAAATTTCTCTCACCCAGAGATAGAACATCAGCAATAAGTTCCTTATTTGATCCAAAATATGTTTTCCAATCAGAAAAAACTTTGATTTTTTTTCTTTTACCTTTAACAATTTTAGTTTTTAGGGAATAAAAAAACTTTTTACCAATATATTTTTTATTGTTAGTTAAGTTTGTTATCACATAAACAAATCCATAATTATTATTAATCATTTCATCTGTAAATTCTTTATTGGTATAAATCCACATAAACAAATTCCAGATTATTTCAAATCATCATCATCATCATAATTTTCCTCATCGTTTTCATCATTCATTTCAGTTAAATCGATATTTTCTAATTTTTCAGAACAAAATGGACAAAATGTTGGAATTTCTGATGAACAAAGTTCTTCTGTGTAAATGATTCCAAATTCCGATTCACAATTATCACACACACAATTTAAAATATTACTTGTCATATTAAGATACTCCTATTTGTTATTAGTAATAGTAATAAGAGTATCTATGAAACAAGTTGCTAGTTATTGCGCCCACACTTCTGACCAATCTCCTGTTAAAGCACCTCGGGCATAATCTGTTGCTCTATTTTCAAAGAAATTTGTGTGGGTAGGTGCATTAATCATTTCTTCTACCCAAAGAAGAGGATTCTTTTTTATCTTAAAAATACCTTTTAATCCCATAGAAATGAGCCTGCGATCTGCAATATAACGAATATATTTTTTTAAATCATCTTTTGAAAGATTATTCATATTTCCATCTGTCATTTCATATGATAGATCGATAAATTTATCTTCAAGTTCGACCATTTTTTCTGCTATATTATAAAGGTCACTTTTTAGTTTATCGTTCCACACTTCTTTATTTTCGCTAATAAAAGTCCTAAACAATTTAATCATCGATTCTGTGTGAAAAGTTTCATCGACGATTGACCAAGTAATAATTTGGCCCATTCCCTTCATCTTTCCGTGACGTGGAAAATTCAACAACATAACAAAAGATGAAAATAATTGCATTCCTTCAGTGAAGGCAGAGAAAACAGCAATCTGTTTTGCTGTATTAAAAACACTTTGTTTCTCTTGGGAAATACTTTCAACAAAATCATGTTTTTCTGTCATTTCAGCATATTCCATAAATTCGTGATATGTTGATTCCGGCAATCCAAGAGATTCGATAAGATGGGAATAAGCGGCAATATGAATAGCTTCACGAGCAGCAAATCCCAGCAACATCATACGAATTTCGGGTTGTTTGAAAATTGGAAGATAATTGTTCACATAACCACTAGCAACATCAATATCCCCCTGGGTAAAAAATCGGAGAATATTGGTCAAAAATCTCTTTTCTTCATCGGTTAATTTATTTCTCCAATCTTTAATATCCTCATTCATAGGAACTTCACTAAACAACCAATGAGATTGTTCATGAGCAAGCCACGCTTCATATGCCCAAGGATAAGTAAATGGTTTATAAAAAATTCTTCCATCTGTCAATTTTAGTTTTTGGTTCTTTATCATTTTGTTTCTCCCTTATCCTTCGCAAGCCAAACAAACCTCATCATTAACGAGGGCTTTCATATCAATATCATCGATTTTTTTGCGTTCAATCTTTTTAGAAACTTTATCCGCTTTTCCAATCTTTTCAGAACGACAATAATAGAGAGTTTTCAATTTTCTTTTCCACGCTAAGAAATGAACAGTATGAAGATATTTTACATTCACATCAGGTCTAAAAAACAAATTTAGTGATTGGGCTTGGTCGATATATTGTTGACGATCGGCTGCAAGTTCGATGATCCAAAGTTGATCAATTTCCATAGCAGTTTGAAAAATAGATTTTGTAATATCATCAAGCCAATCAAAATGTTGCACAGAACCATCATTTGCAATAATAGATGACCACACTTCATTATACCAAGAATCCGATTCACCAAGTTCTTCCATTTTTTGTTTGATGATTCGATCAAGAAATTTATTTTTATTCAAATAAGAACCAGAAAGAGTATCTTGTCTATAAGCATTTGCACGATAGGGTTCAATACTAGGTGAAGTATTACCCATAATAATAGAAGATGATGCGTTTGGTGCAATGGCCATTGTGTGACTGAAGCGTCTTCCCGTACCAATCGCATCTGGAGCCTCTCCCCTTTCTTTTCCTAATTCGAGATTAGCTTTTTCAATTTGATTTTTAATGTGTGAAAAAATTCTCTTATTGACAATTTTTCCTGTCACACTAGCAAAAGCAATATGATTTTTCTGAAAATACGCATGAAGTCCTAACGCACCAATACCAATACTGCGTTCTCTCTGCGCAGAATATCGAGCCCTTTTGATTTCATCTGGTGCATGATCAATAAAATATTGAAGGGCATTGTCTAACATTTCTGCAACATCTCGAATAAAATTCTTATCCGTTTTCCAATCATCAAAATATTCAATATTCAATGAAGATAAACAACAAACAGCAGTTCTATCTTTATCTGATGGTAAAACAATTTCCGAACATAAATTTGATTGTTGGATCTTTAAACCCAAATCTTTTTGGAATTGTGGTAATTCATTATTTGCTGTATCAATAAAAAGGACATAAGGTTCCCCTGTTTGCATCCTTAGATCAAGCAACTTTTGCCACAGTTCTTTAGCAGAAACAACTTCGCAAATCTTTTTTGAGTGGGGATCAATTAATTCCCACGAATCATCAGCATTCGGATCAATCATACAATTTTCAAGAATTTGCATGAATTTATCAGGAATATTAACGCCATGATGAAGATTTAAGCAACGAATATTTTGATCGCCTGTGGGCTTTCTCATTTCCAAAAATTCAATAATATCAGGATGTGAAATGTCCAGGTATGCAGCATAAGAACCTCGTCGGGTTTTCCCCTGACGATATGCTAAAGTGCTTGCATCATAAATTTTTAGATGGGGCATAATACCTGTGGATTTATCATCAGAAGACCTAATACCACATCCAATTCCCACACCACCACCAAGCATAGAAAGCCAATTTGTTTCTGACAGATTGTCAACTAGACCTTTTGCTGTATCGTCGATGAAATTCAGAAAACAAGAAATAGGTAGACCTTGTTTCGATTTTCCAAAAGAAAGTATAGGTGTTGAATAAGAAAGCCAATGTTTGCTTGCATAATCATATAATCTTTGTGCATGTTGATCATTTGAAGAAAATGTCTTTGACACAAAAGCAAATCGTTCTTGGGGTGAATTTTCATCAGATTTCATGTAAGATTCTTTAAGTCTCTTCAAACCCAATTCATCGAATAAAGAATCTCTTTCATAATCAATATTTATACCTAAATATTTTGTCATAGTCGTTTTTACCTTTTTTTTATTATTGATAATTATTTTACACCAGTAGAGCCTAAACCACCTTTTCCTCTTGTCGTTTTCGTCAATTCCTCTGTAGTTTCAAAATCAACTCGATCAAATGGTACAATCATTCCTTGAGCAATACGTTCTGAACCCTGAATAATAAATGTTTCTTTACCATCATTCATCAATTTAATACTAAGTTCACCACGATAATCACTATCAATAATACCCGTGCAATTTGACAATCGAATACCATTCTTAAATCCATGGCCTGAACGGGAAAATACCATCATAACATGATTCTCAGGAATTTCAAATGATAATCCTGTTTGTAAACTAACTGATTCACCAATAGGAATAATAACAGTGCCAGCATCCAAACAGTAAATATCAAAACAAGCCGCACCGGGAGTTCCATAAACTGGAAGTTTTGCTGATTTATTTAATTTCTTAACTTTAACTTTCATAAAAGTCTTTCCTTATCAAATGGTAGGGTGATATTTATTCCGAAATAAATTCTGAAATCATGGGAAAAATCGGACTAATTGCCTTAGCACATTCCAATGCGATAGTTCTATGTTCTTTTTGAGTTCCATTACCAGAACGTAATTGGATATAATGAATCCAAGAACGAAGTGTTCCATTCATATACATTCGACTTTTTGTAATACCCTCCGGCAAAATTGATCTTGCTTGTTCTTTTGCAATACCACGTTCAATTGCCCAAGAATATAATGATTGAATAGATTCAACTAACATTTCTTGCTTTTGTTCCCATTCCTTTTTCAAAAATTCATCATCAAATTCGATACTGTTTTGTCTATTTTTATTATCTTGTAATCGTGCCTCACGAATCTCGAAGCCTAATTGGGTTGGATCAGCATATCGTTGACTATTATGTGTTATAATACCTTGACAAACATAGTTATGATTAACATGATCTACTTCCATATCATAAGTTTGAGCAAGTCCAACATATTCTATACTTTTAATTCTCTCATATTCTACTGTGTATTTGGAATCAACATTTATTTGTTTAGAATTTAGTAAAACAGAGCCTTCATGCTGTGTAATTCCAAAATTAGTGCCAATTAAATCCAAATCAATGGAAATATCTTTTAGTTCCTTAAATCCATTAAAAGTTAATAGTTTATGGTTTTCCGTGCAAGTAATATTTTTTCCATTTTCTAATGTCATCTTAAAGACAGGTTTAATTCCGGTATCAAAGATTTCTTTAATTTTAGTGGGAAACAATTCTTTAGACTTTTCATCATAAACAAGAACAAAGTTTTTTGAATTATTCCAATCTAAAGTATTTTGGAATTTTTCATATAAATCAGAAATCTTCACTTCATCAATTTTATTATCTGATAAGAATGTGATTAATTGATTTCCTTCTACACAAAATTCCTGAAAACTGAAACTTCTATGCCGTAAAATTTGTCTTGCAATATCCCTTGTAGTTTCGATTTCAAGACAAACATTAACCATTTCTAATGGAGACCAGTGTTCGTGTTTAATTAAATATCTAATAAGTTTTTCAGCGGTTTCCATATTATTTTGATTTGTTGGATTACTCACTCTTGCAACATAAGCAACTTCTTCAAGAAGATTTGTTTGATTGCCTTTAGTATAAGAAATCAATTTCACTGTCATTTTATTTTGCTCCATTTTAAAAATTCTAATTGTGCCATTAAACCATTAAAAGTTCTATTATCGATTATGTTTTTTATCTCTGTAACAGATATACCAGATCGAATCATATCATTAATATCTTTTTCTATGATATTTTCCGGAAAAAGACAAATTGAATGATTTGTTTTTATTGCTTTACTAATTTGTTTAACAATTTCTCGATTTCGAGGCTCATTATCAAATATTAATACTTTATTACCCATAATAACATCAGATTTTGTTAATGATGAATCAGCAACCGCAATACAATTATCTAAAAACAAAGAATCAATAGGGCCCTCAACAACATAAATTTTTTTATTTTTATTCAACCGTTCCAGACCAAAAATTTTTGGATATTGTTCATCAATAACAATTGTAATATATCTCAATTTATTATCATTAGATAATGCCCTACCCTGAATATAAATTATTTCATTTTTTGAATTATAAAATGGTATAACCAATCGTTTATCGCCATCAACTAATTTATAGTCCCGTTTTAGATTCAACGATTTGACAAATTCAGAAAAATCATTTGCATAAAATAATTTATCATAGAATTTTTGAGGAATCATTCTATTAACTACATAACGTTTTGCAAAATGATTATCTTCCAATTCACGAATAGATGGTATATCCAACTTTAATAATTTATCAAAGTCGGATTCTTCTTTTTGTTTTTCTTTTTTTGAATTATAATTTGTGAATTTATCATTTTTATATCTTTCTAAAACATATTCTTGATCCAACGATTGATCGATATTTTTTAGAAAAGAACGAAAATTTAAACCAACACCACAATTTTTACAAGTATAAAAATACCCATCATTTTTTCTGTAAATGTATCCACGGGCTTTGAAACTGTTTTTTTTAGAATCACCGCAAATAGGACAACGAAAATTGAAAAGATCATTATTTTTTTGAATAAATCTATCCAATCTCGATGATACTAAAAGAAGATATTTTCTATCAATATAAACACTCATATCAAATATTACTTAATTAAAATGATATAATAATTATAACACAAATTTCATATAAAAACAAGTAATAATACAAGAATGAAAAAGTGTTGCCATAGTTTACAATTTGGATTTTTTGTAAACTATGGCAACACTTATTTTTATTTAAATTAAATTAATGAAAAAGTTTACTAATTGCCGTCAAATCTAAATGAGTTATGATCCAACCAAAAGTGATAATACCACCCACAATCATATATTTCCATTCAAGAAGTTTTTCCATAGAATCTTTATTTGATTGTTTTTGACTAAGAAAATCACTTCGGATTGATCGGATTTCAGCCATAATTTTGTTTTCTGATAATTCAAATTTATCAGACAATTCTTTTTTCAATTCGAACAATTTTGTTTCTGTGATGGAAATTTCTTGAGATAATATATTCTCCTTTTTCTCCATGTCAGAATAAATTCGTTGAATCCATTTATCTTCATTATCAATAATTTTACTGATAATGGTATCCATTTTATTACAAATTTCAGTTAAAGTTTTCGTTTGTTCTTTCAAAACTCCAATATCAACTTGCATTTTAGTTTGTTCGTCTTGTACCATTTTAGTATCTTCTTTTTATTTGTTATTGACGATACATTTTTTTCCTTTTCAAAAGTCCCATAACTATATCTTTTTTGCGTTTCATGTTTACACCAGGCTCACCTGATTTTGACCCTGGTGGTTGACCAATGCCAGCAATCATACCCGAACCTGCAACATTTGTTGGTCCAACCAATCCTCCCCCAATACCACCCACAGAACCTTCTTCTAAGAAAAAATCTCCATTTTTTTTCATATGTCTTTTAATATTTTTTCAATATGTAAATCTGTTTTAATTTTATCAGGATAAACGATTTCGCCTTTAGTCTTAAATGGTAAAACCGACAAAATATTCAAATAAGATAAGAAAGTTTTTAAAATAAAATAATCTTCTTTATCTATCTTAAAAAATAAAATTTTATTTGTTGCTTCTGGACCAAAAGCATTATTTAACATAATAATATGATTGAGAATTAAACGCTCTTTTAATTCTTTTGTTTCTTTATATTTACCAATTAATCTTTTAATATATGTTATTCGTTTAAGATCATTTTCAAATTCAGCTAAAATATAATTTGGAGTATTATAATTTTTAATGGCATACATTAAGAAATTATCATCATCTAATTCATCAATCATAATTATTATAGACCGCTATAATAAGTTCCGGTGTTGCTTGTCATTCCCGATGAAACATTTGAGGCAACAGGATCAGATAAAACAGCAAGAACTTCAGCTTGAACTCGTCCAGCACGACCGCCGGTTCCGGTTTTCACATTAACCCAACCAGTATGTGCGGTGGCGGTTTCTGCAAAAGAAGAATTAGCTAGACGTGTTGAGGTAACTAAAACTGTATCACTAAAATATGTTGCTGAAAAAGTGTTTGGTTTATAATTGATTTTTTTGCTAAAATTAATTTGACTTCCAACAGGAACAACTCCTACAGCACCAGATGAGATTGTGACAGTGTTAGATGTTACAGATGTCACAGCCACATTAGAAGTGAAAAATCCAGATTCACCACTAAATCCAATATTAGTACCAACGACATACATTCCAACAGAAATATTTGCATTTGATACAGTATTAGCAGCAAAAAATAAAACAGTGTTCCCTGAAGCTGTTGATGCCACGGTTGTTAAATTCGCAAAAGATTTAACCTGACGTTCTTTGCTCCATTTTGGTTTATCTGTAACTGCATCAGTTTTTCCGAATGAGGACATGATTGTATTACTCCTTTAAAATGATTTTTGATTTAAATTTTATTTATTTTTTTATTTTCTTATTAGTTTTCAAAGTTCCCTTTCG